CCCCGCCGACGCCATCGAACAACTCATCGCGCCCATCATAAATACAAAAATATATTGGTTTTTAAAGTGGGTATTACATGAAGACCCCACCGAACGCCGATATATTTGTGTCTAATGCTCGCTCGCTCGCCGCCGCCGACGCCACTTCGCAATTATCCAACATAGTTCGAAGGCAACGCTCCCGCCGCTACCGCATCCTGCCAACGTAAATAATTAACATCACACCCCACATGGCGAATATACATAGGGAAATGCGAATATTTATTCGGTTCGCTCAACGACAAACAATTACGCCGCCCGCTCTTCAAACCGCCCTTCTCGATATATTCGCTCTGACTAACGACCCTTTCAGTGACGGTCTTCGTAACAGGTTTCCACGCAACACGCTTCTTCTTCAACGCCCCAGTTCCGACAAATACAGAACACACCTTACTTACACAAGGATTTACAGTCGTTACTTTCACAGTCCCGCATCGCACCACCATCGCCGCCCGCTTCTTAATATATTCGGACTGAGAACGAACATCCAACGTTGCCGACGGAATATCTTTATGCCATGACCGCGGATACTGCGCCCCCTTAATCCATCGATACTTCATGTCAATCATTGCAGCATTTCCGCGCGACGAACGTTTAATAACGGACGGGTCATTCACCGAAAAATACCAAGACGAATTTCCCGTGGCGAACCGGCCCGCCCCGCGACCGCCGCCACTCCACCCACCAGACCCCACCATCCGCATATTTCCGATACCGCGTAAGTTCCTATGTCCACCATTGATGGAAAATCCAGCGCGGTTCGAATCATTCACGCCCGCCAAGTGTCCTGAAATAGGCGCAACCCGTGGGTGATTCTCTCGAACCTTACGACGCATAACCACGATAGACATCTCGTTGATTGATGATTGATGATTGTTGATTTTTACTTCGCTTTATTATACCTAATATATAATATAAATATAATTGTTACTATATATTATTACAGATAGATCGTCCGTGAGCTGTCTCGCAATGACTAAATACGCACTGTACATCTATCTCTCGAAAAACCAAGACGACCCTGAATGGGTGGCCAGATACAAACAAAAAGTCGATGAACATAATCAGAAGATCGTCGCAGGAGCCCTCGCCGACTCAGGATTCGACCTTTTCATGCCGAATGAGGGTTCGGAATACGGCTACGGTGTTGATCTTATCTCGCGTCAATACATCAATAATCCGGGTATTACAAGCTCGATTGACGTAGATGGAGCACGAGGCCTTAATCTTGGCGTAAAATGCTGTATGCGCGTTGCCACCACTACCACCGCCAGCACCACCACCACTACCAGCGCCTCTGCCTCCGCATCCGCGACAACCACCACACCACAACCAGTAAGCATTTCAACCACCACCACCACCCCTTCATCTATCGCCACAGACCCCCCAGCCTGTGGCTTTTATTTATACCCTAGGTCAAGTATAAGTAAAACAAGGATGCGTATGGCGAATTCCGTCGGAATAATTGACGCAGGGTATCGTGGCGACCTTATTGCGGCGGTGGATACAATCGGAGTATTCGGAAGCACGGATATATGGCATATTTGGAAAGAGACATTTTCACCAATCAAGAAATACGACCGATATTTTCAAGTATGCGCGCCCGATCTCTCGCCGTTCATCGTTCATATTGTGCCGACTGAAGCCGGACTAGGCACACCGACCAATCGCGGCCATGGCGGATTTGGTTCAACGGGAGTTTAATTCTTGAGTTTCGAGAGAATCTCCTTCGCTCGACGAGCCACTGCGGTATATTTCCGATGCGCCGCCGCAGCCTTCGCAGATGAACGCTTCTTTCGCGCGGTAATAGATGCCCATTCACGCGCACGAGAATACGCGGCCTGAACACCACGTCGGTCGATTTTACACGACCCCGACCCCGACGCACCTAAACGCGCGCATATCGGAAACGTCTTGGAAGGGCCCAAAAAGCACCGACGTCCGCATTTATTCAAAACAGCCTGACGATCTCTGACAGATTTAGGTGCGCGACGCGACCATTTACGGCCGCGCGACCTAGACCGTGACTGTTCTGTACCCATTAGTATTATATTATACTAATATTTATTATTATAATTATATATATATATAATATATATACAAAATGACAACACGACGTAAAATACAAAATCGACAACGAACGAAAAACGCTATACGACGCATAAAGCGACGCAATGATAAGATTCATAAATTATTGCGTTCTCGTAAAAATAAGGCAACGCGTAAGTATTCACAACAAAAATCAAAAATGATCGGAGGTGGTGGTGGTCAAGATTATGTCGCATTTAATATTTATTTTTATCCAGAAGATATTGCTGGAGAATATAGAAAAAAAAGAGAAGAAGTATTGACATATTATAAAAAATATGACAATGAAAGAGGTAGGCGAGATTACTATTTGTTCGGCGGACCTAACCCAAGATTTTGTGTCCCTTATTATGACGAATATCTATTTGCTGTAATAGTATACGACTCAAATAATTTATACGTATTTGATAATCCAAAATTTAATTTAGGGGGAAAGGATAAGAAAAACGAAAAATTACGATTACTAATTAAAACATTATTCGGTATTGATGTTAGTAAGGATCCAAACGCATCTAAATCAGTTGATAAGATAATATTCGACGAAAAAGGTAAAGGAATCGTATTAAAACCTAATAAATATAAAATTGGTGGAACCCACAAATTACAACAAACTAACCAAAAGGACCAATATGAAGATATGAATAATGTTACACCAATTCAAACAGCAACCGAATTATTAACAGAATTCAACAGATTAGCATTAAAAAAATTAACAGAATTCAACAGATTAACATTAAAAGAATTCAACAAATTAACATTAAAAGAATTAGAAGATACAGAAAATTTAAAATTACAATTAGAAGCAATTATTCAAGAATTAAAATTTGATAATTTTAAATTTGCGGTCGAACCGACTAAACAAATATTTCCCGTTGAAATACCGTGGTACGCATGGGATAGCAGATCCGGAGAATATTATTATTATGAAAATCTATTAAAAGGAAGATCGGATACAGTTAAAAAATACTGTATAGCCCAAAATAATGATATAGGTAATAAGCCTACTACTGAGGAGAATTATGATATTTTGGAACACAACTATGGGTATGTGGCAGGGGATGATAATTGATTAAAAAGTTTATTATCACACGTCATTCATGGCCTTCACCCCAGAAGGAACTCATTACACAATACACGCTTTCTTTCCTGTATTTCTTCGCACCGATGGTCCAGCGTAGAAATACACTCCACCAACTCCCCCGCATCAACCTCCTCTCCCTCTCCCGCGACTCCGCTTCGCTCCGCTACGAAATCCGACATGTAGAACCGAAACACACGAACTTGGGAGGTCTGTCCCATACGATAGCAACGCGCAATGGCTTGGTCTTCGACACACGGATTCCAGTGCGGGCTGATGAAATATACATCGGAGTATGACTGTAGGTTCAACCCCTCGCTACAAGTCCGTATCTGTAAAATGAGGATGATTGGCGCTGCCGCAAAGATACGTGAGCGCTCCTTCGCGGCGACAGTTCCGTCGATAATTGCGACATCCTCTTCGCCCATCACCACAGCGCCATCGCCGCGCAGCAACATATCGCGCAACTGGGTCATCTCGCGACGGAAATGACAGAAGACGATGGATTTACGGCGTTGGTCACCGCCGCAGACGCCCTCCTCCGCAGACGCTTCCGCCAACATCGTCGCAACTACACGGTCCATCTTACTCTGTTTTGAAACCGCAATCTGATACTCGTCAATTGAAAGTCCGTGCGTCGCGTCATCGCCGCTGCCGCTACCACCGCCGCCGTCGCCATGTGGCAACAACGCAGGCCAAACACACATCTGACGCATCCGAGTATATAACTTCAATCTCTCGGCACGGTCTGTTGTATTCCTCGCCCTTCGATGGATTTCATGGCTTAAATCCATTTCATTTTCGGATGTCCAAGGAACATTCATTTTGTAATGTGCGAGAGATTGAAGGCGTGGCGCACACACGACCTCCTCTGCGTCGCCCGCACCCGCACCCGCGCCGTCCGCGACGACCATACCCACACTCACCTTTGTCCGCCGTAATACAAATTCATCGCGAATCGCCCGCCTCTTTTCTTCCGTCATCAAGTCACTTGCCTTGAACCCAAGAACGTAACACAGAGACTTCAAATCCGATATTTTGTTTTGAATAGGAGTTCCTGTAACAATCCACACACTTGGCCGACGCACCCCAACAATGCCGCCGTCCCCATCGCCTCTCGAGACAACACGCATCGCGCCTTTGAACATACGACTTTTCTTGTTTCGTAGATGATGAGCTTCATCAAAGATCACGCGGTCGGCGCGGAAGGTAAGAAGGGACAGCGGTGGCGTCTTCGGCGTCTTCGGCGTCTTCGGTTGCTTCGGCGGCATCTTCTTCGACGGCGCAGCGGCAGGTTCTTCCATCGCAACACAACCGTAGGTGGTAATGACGATATCGATGGCGCGCGCGACTCCACGCTTGGGAGGTCTGTGGCACCAGACGGAAGACTCGCCCTCCGCCGACAAAATCACACTGCGTTTCCCCGTAGAACCATGAAAGACGACAACCGTGAGGTCGGATTTGACACCGGTGTCGATGATCGTCTTCTTGATTTGAGCGACCCATTGCGCGATTAATGCCACAGGTACAACAATGAGGGTGCGGCGATACATCGCAAGGTTGGCAACAATAAGACCCATCATCACAATGGTTTTTCCAAGACCCATTTCATCCGCGATGATGCCGCCAAGAACTGCCAGTGGCGGCGACGATGGCACCTCGTGTCGCAGACAGAACTCGACGCCTTCGCGCTGATAGCTTTTTGGTTCAAGACCTGATTTTTGTATGTATTCATCAAACTTACCTATTCCTCCTTCTCCTCCTCCTCCCAGCGGTGTGGGCGCAACTCGAACTTTTTTTCGAACAATAATGGTTCGACGCTGAACAATACTGGAATTCTCTTCTAATTTCTCTGTCATCAAGGGGTATCTACGAATCACTATCAACCCGCAGAAAGTAGAAAAAGGATTTCAATTTTTTCAGAAAATGATAAAAAATCTTCATCATTCTAAAAAAACTGTAATCATGAAAAAATTGAAATGCTTTTTTACATTTCGGCCGAATACAGTGAATCAGAAACAACAACATCAACAACATCAACAACATGGCAATGACATTTACTACCCCCAAGACCCAAGACTTCGGCAACTTTTCTGGATGCGGCGGCGGCGGCATCGGCAGAATGTCCGACGAAGACTACGAAACGGAATTCAAGTTCGATGCTGCTGCCAGTGATGCGGCGGTCCGGACCTTTTCACAAGCGGCCAAAGAATACGCGGCAAAAAACAAACAACGCATACGCACAAAATCACAGTACAGAATGGGTGCGAATTCACTCGTGAAAAACGCATTCAATGAGCTGGAAGAACGACTCATCAAACAAAGAACAACGGCGACATCGGCGGCAACGGCAGCGGCAGTCATGTCCCAAGCCGACTTTCAACTTTTGAAGCAGGGAATCGAAAACTTTCATGTACAAATCGTGGTTCATGACAACCTGACCTTGGCCGAACTCAAAGACATGCGAGAGGAATGCTCAGCGGAGCAGGACGACATGCGCAAAGAACATGATGACGCGATCTCCATGGCGATGCTAGCGGCCGCAACAACGTCGTTCGAAACTGACGCCGATGCTGCGGATTCCGTCGATGTCGCATTGTCCCACGCAAGTGTGATTCAACATCTAAAGGACGCACATGACAACCTCGACTACTGGGTGAAAGAGCTAAGCGCCGAAATTCGCCGAATTCAAAACAGCAAAGAGGTTCCTTCACAGCAGGCTGAAATCTCTCGTTCATCCGGAGTGACACTCCAAAACATCCTGTCGGAGTCTACCATTCGGCGCCGGTTCATTTCGTTGAACACCCTGACAAAAACCATCCGGAGCGAACTGAAGAATTTCATCACGGACGAATCCCGCCACAAAGACCGCGCTACAGTGGTGGAGCAAATCAAGCAATGCTGTCGCAGTTCCAGAAAACAAAAATGCGGTGAGTAACTTACTTACAGGTTAATCAAACGCCATTCGACTATAATATAAAGGTAAGTTTTTTATCTCAAACAAATAAACAAATAAACAAATAAATAAATAAATAATAAAGATTTTTATAACTTATATATTATAAGAATACAGCACTATGGCAAATAAGAAACATAAGAGAGCATCGGCATCGGCATCGGCGGCTACGTCATCGGCATCGGCGGCAGGATCGTCGGATTCCACCGCATCTGAACTTGCCGCTCCATACACAACACAAATGTTAGAACTCACCGAACGAACCCCCGAAAATGATTATGGCGTTCTCTCTGATCCAGATGAACTTACTGAGAATATGATAGATGTTTATCTTGAGAAACCAGAGGAACAGCCTCTTTGCGAACCCCTCCCACAAAAGACCGAGACGAAGTCGCAGCCACACTCGCCCCCACACTCGCCGCTACAGTCGCCGCTACACTCGCCACTACAGTCGCCGCAGCCGACGCCGCTACAGTCGTCATTGTCAGAGCAAGAGACGCAGTTGTCGTCACCACCGTCGTCGTTAGCGTTATCGCCACAGGAACCATTATGTCAAACGTCGCAAACCGTAATAGGTCAAAAGCAAGAGCCAACATATCTTGAAATTCTTATACTTAAAATCTCTTCGGATAAAAAATATAAAGAGAAGATGACTCTTCAATCATTTTTTTCATTTATAATTATGGTGTT